TCTAGTAACAACGTACCCCAAACTGTTCTGTGTTCTTTAAATGTTACAAACACTTTACCATATGCACAAAACATCGAGGTATGAGTTTCATCGTCGCTTATCCAATAAGCTACTACTGCACTAATTATAGCACAAATAAGAGCAGTACGCAATAGGTCTTTCATTAAATCTTTTCACCCGGAACAAATCCACGGAATCCTTTAAAACGGGGGAAACGTAAACTATACGTTCCGTCCTGATTTTGTGTTACTGCATCTGCACGAACTTCTACAACTTGTCCATCGACACGGCATGACCAAAAGTCGTCACGTTGTGTGTCAGTAAATCCACTGCCAACATTAACACGAATAGCCTTGCCATCGTCAACACCTTCACATACCAACGCACCCATCTTGCCCACGTTCTTACCTGTGCCTTCTTCTGTAGCCACTACAGTAAGACTAACTTCGATGAATGGTTTCAACTTGAGCCATGCTACACTACGCTTGCATTCATAACCGGCATTAGGATCTTTAATCATAATGCCTTCGTATCCGCCATCGATGGCTTTTTGGTTAATCTCTTTAAAACGCTTTTGCCCGGCATCTGTGTCTAAATCTACAAGTTCATGTCCAACAACTGCTACGTTAGGCAATACATCTTTATGTTTCTTATGCCAGTAGTAGACCATATCACTACGATCCGATTGCTTTTTATCCCAAACACCTTTTTCAAAATCTGACAATGGCAAAACATCGAACAAGTTTAACACAGCATCATCGCTTTGAACATCGCTTTTACGATGCACTTGCTTCATCAAGTCTTGGAATGAGCTAGACATTACTTCACCATCCAAAACCAAATCGTATGGTGGAGGATCTGATTTAACTACACTACTAATCTGTTCTGCTATGTGTGGAAAATTAGCAAGTTCTTTACCATTTCGACTGAACATATCCACACGACCATCACTACGTACAATAGTAATAACTCGAACGCCATCGAGTTTAACTTCGATAAGTTTTTTGCCCGATACCTTCGACTCGTGATTAGCACTATCGTGAGCAAGCTGACAACCGAATACAGGAATAGCATAGTCAGCATATTTCTTCTCCACTACTTTGTTAAGTGTTTTTTCGCTTACACCACAGCGTAAGTCTTTGATAAGGATTCGACGATACCAGCCATTCCACTCACGCTTAGTGGATGACTTCATCATTGCTTGAATTACATCCCGTGCAGTATTACCTGTGACGTTGCGAGTGACAAAGCCAGTAAGAGCGAGAGTAAAACTATCCCAAGGTAGCCCAGCGCCATCTTCATCTTGTTTCTCCGGTATTTGTTTAAGCCCAAATGTGATCATTGGATCCAACGCCAGTCTAGCGCCTTCGAAGAATTCTTTATTACCTGCCTCTGCTTGGACAAGTATAATAGCTTCTTTATTCAAACGGCTAGGATGATCTTCTAAAGAAGAAATAACGCTGTAGCAAGGATCGCTCATTTTAGACCTTTTTGTTAATTTAATATAACAATTATACAGTCTAATTATCAGTATGTCAAGTGATTTGTGGTCTTAAATGGCTTGCCGTAGTAGGCATTTTCCAAATTACGCATAATCAAATTTCGCATTCTGCGTATAATTGGGTGATCGTGATTCCAATCGAATGTTTTCAAATAATCGCACCATGTAGAACTTTTATGTCTACGGCATTGATTAGAATCTAGATAATGGGCGATAGTAGTAGGATCGTAACCAAATCGATCTATTAGTTCGCAAGCGGTGTTGAAAGCGTGGGCGCCCATTTCGTCCCTATCGCCATAGTACTCTTGTTGTTTACGTTCCTTGGCATATTCTGCTGTACTTTGATACCCGGGTATATTTTTAAAGTTACGAGCACGGAATTGTCGCTGATGTATAATTTCGTGTAGTACAACATCGGCAAATCTAACGGCCATACGTTTAAAACGATGATTAGTTAATTTCAATTTTTTATCGCTAGGATTGTAGTTGAAATTAACTTCAATTGCAGGCTTGCACTTCTTATCTAAATCACTGTAGTATACTCCGCCCATGAAAACAAACCCTGGGGTAGTAGGTGCATGTATACACTTTTTAAGTTTTAACGGTAAATGTGCTTTAATATGCTTAACAATGCGTTTTTGAATTTGACTAGGAGATAGCTCTTTGCCCACTATTTCGCCGTTAAGCGAATAGAACATAGAGTACAAGTTACTGCGGGTAAGCTCTGACCAATCGAATGGTAATTGGGCCATAGTACACTCCTAGACATATCTATTTATAGTATACTAGGCCCAACCATTATATACGCACTTTATGGGCGTTTATCAAGCACCTTATCAGCTAGTCCCCATTTAACAGCTTCTTCTGCTGAAAGGAATGTATCAAACTTCATAGATTCAAACATTTCATCGTATGTTTTACCCACAGTATTGTGCTTGACATACAACTGTGTTAGGCGTTCGTTCAAACGCTGGCTTTCTTCAAAGCTACGTTTTGCATCTTCAAACTGTAGTTCTTGTACATGAACGCTACCACGTGTGCCCGGAGTACCCGAACTTACACGGTGAATCATAGTGCGTGATTCGGGCAGGACAAATCGTTTGCCCTTTGCTCCAGCTTGGGCAAGGAAGCTACCCATTGAGCAAGCCTGACCGATGACGTAAGTGGCGACGTCGGGTCTAATAAATTGCATGGTATCGTAAATAGCAAGGCCAGCAGTAACGGACCCCCCAGGGCTATTAATAAACAATGAAATGTCTTCATTTCCTTGACTCTCCATAAAGAGCAACTGAGCAACCAGCAAGCTCGATGTATGCTCGTTAACATCCGTGTCTAGCATTACAACACGGTCCTTTAGCAAACGGCTATAAATGTCATAGGCACGTTCGCCTTTTGCTTCGGTCTCAATGACCATTGGTACTAAATTAGGCATTACTCATTATCTCCAAAAATATATTGTTCCATTTTACGTCGAGTAGTGTCCTCGTCTTTCATTGCACAATCAAAACAGATGTTTTCATCGTTAGGACCATACGGGCGGCATTCTGCAATAACGCCACACATCTCACAGCACTCGGGCTCTTGTTCTTGTATAATTCCACGACTACTCATAACTCATCCTTAGTTTAAACTCTGGATCGTGTTGTGTCAAATAGAAGCAAGCCAATTTAAACATAGTTTGAGCATGTTCAATATTGTGTGGAACAATGATACGTTCACCCTCACGTAACTGTCTTAATTCTTCTATGGCAACTAGTCCTTCGAATAGTTCGTCTTTCATTATTTCACGACAAATGGATTCAACATGCTCGCGATCCATTTGTGTGTAATCACGAGCCATTTCTTCTAATTCTTGTTCAGTTGGCATTTTCTTTTTCCAAAAAGTATATCTGTCATTTTCACTATACCCCATACAGCAATAACAAATCCAATAGTAGCACACCCCATTCTAATTACATCTTCGGCAATAGTAATAGAAATGTCTAAACGGAAATCAGGACTGGGAATCATTTGGTACCTTTAATTGTTGCTTAAAATACTGCACCCATTCGTAAAGTATTTGATTTTGTTCTTCAAGTTTTTCTACACGTTCTTCTAAGTCGCTTATTTGTCCTGACTGTACTGCATTTTGCCAATAGTCAAACCACCCCATTACCCTTCACCGTGTTCCTCGATACCCTCGTATTGAGCAAGTTGCTTTTGAAAAGTTTCAAGTTGCTCAATCAAGTTAGTAACACCGCCGTAGTTCATAGTAATAGCACTATAGCCCATTTTGAACTCTAGACGGTTCTCGCTAGTCATGCCCAGACTATAATAAGTCACAGCAGGCTTCTTAGGCTCGGGAGGAAGATATCCACCGCCATCTCCGCCGCCGTATTCTGTTTCTTCCTGTTTAGGAAATGGAACTACATTACTAGTTTTCTTTTTAAACATACTAAGCATAGTATTCTCTTTCATATTAAGCCAGCGAGCTAGCGGGTTACATACTAACGGTAAAGCTACCATAACAAGCCATACCAACTCTACAAGCATAGTATAGTCTCTGTAAGGACTAAGAGCAACCAATGCGGTTACACTAAGATAAAGAACACCGCTCCAGAATAACCAATGTCCACCAGAGCGTTCAAAGAATTTCATCTTCCGTCCTTAGCATCATTATACCCAATAAGATATCCCATCACAAGAGCAAAGGCCATCCCGCCAATAGCAATCACGCAAGCTATAAATTGTGCCCAATGAGCTTCGTTCATTTTGCTTCTTCTTTCTTCCGTTCAATTGGGGGAGGAGCGTAGGGCTCGATGACATAGTGATTAGCACCCCACCAACCTATTGCGGAAAAGAATCCAACCACTATCCAAGTCCCTACTAGAATCATATTATTCGCCTAATGCAATTGGACTTACAATAACACGAGGTTCAATGTAAACTGGTTTTGGTTTGCCAGATTTAGTATCTACACATAGAACCCAAGTACCATCTGCACTTGCTGGGCTGTACAAACCGTTTGGATCAGCTTGCGGTAATGTTACATAGCCATGCCCATCACCGCTGATACGCATTGGGTTAGTATATTGTGTAGCGTAAGGCAAGCCATAGCCAACAGCATTACAAACCTTATGCAACTTACCATTCATGTCAGTGATGTAAACATAAGTGGCTACGTTTTGATCACGCAA